GCGGCAAGCGCGGCGAATTTGGAAACGGTGGAGGTTTTGGCGGCAAGAACGAAGGCTCCGGCAAGAGCAGCCAGAGCCAGCAAAGCGGCGAAAACAAGCCGAACAAATCCGAGAATAAAGAGAATAAGCAAGGCAGCCAAGAGCAGGAGTCAGGCGGCCATTACCTCAGTACAATAGGGACTGCAACCGGGATTGCGGCGAATGTCGCCGCAAATGCCAATGCAGGAGCGGAGATTGCAAAGACTGGCGCAAAGGCATTGACAGGTGAGGAAAAAAGTGGTACAAATCCTAAAAAGGGCGAAGAATCTCTTGAAATTTCATACGACCCCTCTAAGATCGGTAAGCAAATGAGTAAACGCGGATGGACAGAAGAAAGTATCCATGAAACGATTGATAATCCGGTTCGCACTGTAGCGGCTAGAGACACAAGGTGGTTTCCTGGTGCAGATAAGGCATTGAATGACCCTGCAACAGCTTATTATTCATCTGATGGCGGCTATGTTGTTAGGAATGATAATACAGGAGAAATCGTTCAAATTAGCAATAAATTTAAACCCAACTGGAAAGCACCCTGGGACTGACGGGTAGGAGGATGACATGGATAATTTAGATGCAGGTGGCGAAATTTTCTACAGTGTTGCAGAGATTGAAAATTTTATTGAACAATGCAATCGTAGTAATGAGATAATTACAAGTATTGAATTTTTTGTTATAAAAAATGAGGAAATAAGACCATTTGAGGAATTAATAAGCATAGATAGTGGGAGTTTATACGATGAAAAAAAGAGCAGAAAAGAAAATGCAGAAGTCTGCAACGGCTTTATTAGCTCTTGTCTTGGAAAGTGCATAAAGGAATTAACCGGTTTATACTTTTGTGCCACGATTGCATAAAGAAATCTAAAGAATAAAGGATAAAAGATGATGAAATGTCCGGTCTGTGGCCAATACGAATTTGCACGACAAGATGATTATGATGTATGCGAGGTTTGTGGCTGGGAAAATGATGGACTGCAAGAGAAACAGCCTGATTATGAGGGCGGGGCAAATGAAATTAGCTTGAATGAGGCCAGAAAAATTTGGGAGCAAGTTCACTCCTGGCAAATCAAAGAAGTGGCCAATCGACGTAAAAGACGTGGTTTGCCTATCTTTGACGAGGCCGGTCATGTGATTATGACGGAAGATTAAACTAAACAAATAGCGAAAGCGTCTTGTGAAAACAGGGCGCTTTTTTCATACCCATTAGGAGGCGGTCATGCCACAGTTACAGCGCAGTCCCAATGAGCGCGAGCTGGAGCAGCTGCGCAAACTTTTTCTCAAAGCTGAGACGGAAATCATCAATGAGATTGGCAGGCTCCGTTCGCTGGGGCTGATCGACTATCACGCAGTAGCGGCTCTGGAACGGGTGCAGGCCATCTTACAAAAGCTACAAGACGACTGCTGGGTGTATGTACCCCGCATGATTGAAAAGCAATTTTATGTAAGGGTACCAGAGGCAAGAAAGATACTTGAGCCGGTTAAAAAGCACCTTCTGGGCTATCGCAGCGCCGTGACGCTGACGGCAGAGCAAACTGACATTGTTCAGCGACTGACGATGAATTTAATGGGCCAGCTCTCAGAGGCGGCGGCGACGGTGACGCAGGGCCTAGAATCAGCCCTGCTGGGAAGACCCAAGCCGGATATACTCCGGCAGACAGCGCTGCAAACTGCGGCAGAAATGGAGGCCGCAGGACACGGCGTCAGACGCGCAGTACCAGAGCTTGTCAATGCGCTGCACCAACAAGGTGTGACGGCCTTTGTGGATAAAGCAGGCCGCAACTGGAGCCTGCACACCTACGGCAACATGGTGTGCAGGTCAACCTCCAGACAGGCGGAAGTGCTTGCCACGCTGACGGCAGACCCGGAACACGATCTATACCAGATCAGCAGCCACGGCACCACCTGTAAGCTCTGCGCCCCCTTTGAGGGGCGGGTATATTCCAAGAGCGGGCGGGATCCAGATTTTCCGCCGCTTGCAATGGCCTTTGGAAAGGTGGATCCCAACGGACCAGATGAATTAAGCAACACTTGGCTCAATATCCATCCAAACTGCTTAGTCCCCGGAGGAACGGTACTTGCGGAGGGCGTTGTTGCGCATTCGAGCCGGGAATACAGCGGCCCGGTAATCACTCTCGAAACTTCCACAGGAAATCGGATCACCGTCACTCCAAATCACCCGATACTGACAGCATCCGGATTTATCCCGGCTGCGAGTCTCCAAAAAGGACATAAAATCATTGAGACAAGCGGGAAATATAGATTCCTCTTCGGAGAGGCACCAAATGATATAAATGTTCCAACCCCGGTTGAGGATATAGGACATTCGATCATTGAGGCGTGCGGCGGCACGACCATCAGCGTGAAATCCACCCCCGTACAATTCCACGGCGATGGAACTGCCGATGGCGAAGTCAAAGTTGTATTTTCCGAAGGCTTTGTTAAAAGTAAATTCAATCCCTTGGGAAGTAAGCCAGTCGGCAAAGAAAGCTTCCCAACGGCTCATTTTCGGTGGTTTCATTTCCTTTCCAAGCGCCCGCTTTTCCAAATCTTCAATCGTGCGTTTCATACCGCGCACGGCATTATGGGCGGCTCTGGTTTTGTAAGCGGTATCAAATCTGTACCCGTAAACAGAGAAGAGCTTTCCAACCTGGGATTGAGAACACCCGCAAACTCTGGAAATTTCTGCAAACGTAAGCCCCTGATTATGAAGCTCAAGGAACCGACTGAATTGTTCTTTATGAGATTCAAGAAAAGCGGGAGAAACATCATAAAATTTCTTTCTTCCAGTTCTTTTTGGAAAAGTAACCGCAAGTTCTTTTTCGATTCTTGTGAGAACTTTAGCAGAAAGCCCAAGTTTTCTACAAAGTTCTGCGCGAGTGACCCCCTTGTCGTAGGAAGATTGGAGGAACTCTCTCGTGATGGCGCTCTTGTCGTAAGCAATCTTGTTCATGTAATAACCTCCGAGTATCACGGTAAAGTTTATAACTTGCAGACAAAGTATGGCTTCTATACATATAATAACATAGTTACACATAATTGTCTACATGCTATAATTCCGTGGACGTCTGCTGGCCGCACACCGGAAGAACTCCAGGCCATCAAGGACTTTTCCAACCCTGAGAAAAATCCTTTTACAAGAGACCCTAGGACCCAGAAACAGGTGGAGGCCTACCGCAACAAAGAGCGGGCCAGGGAGAAATGGCTGGCGGATTATCGACAATTTGAGAAGTACAGGCTTACAATTCCGGACCAAGTGCCAAAGACCTTTTCAACATTCCAAAAACATAAGCTGGCAAATGACAGCGTATACAATGACTGGCTATACCAGTACCAGTATGTAATTAAGCAGGAAAGCTTTGCTTCGCTCATAGGAATAAAGACCGCCGTTGGAGTTGAAGTCACTGAGATTTCCAAACATGTGATTGAACGAGCTGTGACTAGACACTTTAGTGCAGAGGATGTTTTAGATGCCCTGCAAAATCCAAAGACTATTAAAAAGAAAATAGACGCCAATGGGCCAAGCTATCAGCTTACGGGGGAAAGAGCTTGTGTTGTAATCAACCCTGAAACAGGAAAGGTGATAACAGGATGGAAAAAATGAAACTGCCTGTGACAAAAAAACAGATGGATTTTTTAAAGACGCTGGGCATTGAGGACAGATTGTACACACCGGAGGAAATGGAATACATCGCAGACGAGGTTGTCTATGATTGCCTTATGTCAAGAGGATGGAAGCCCGGAAACGATTTTGAAGAGACCAACGAAATCGGCGACATGTGTGAGGATCTCATAGACGCACTGAACGAGCCGATTCGCCGCAGGCGTGCTTTAAAAAGAGCGAGCGATAATGAAATAGATATTTAGTGAAAGAGCTGACAGGAGTTTTCCTGCTGGCTCTTTTAATTTAGAATAATTTAATTTTAAAACCTCTTGACTTGTAGTGCGCAACATGGTATTGTTGTAGTGCGCTACAAGGAGGTGATTGAGTGACACTAGAAAGTCGTGCCGAGTATTTTCGTGAACGGCGAAAAACTATGAAACAGTTTTCGGTTCTTTCAAAGCGTGAAAAGGTGGAAGCCTTGGAAACAAAGCTGAAAGAACAAGGCAAGACCAAGGTGGAATGGTTTGAGGAAAAAGCTGACGAAGAACTTGGTAAATAAAAATAACGGAAACGCCCTCCCGTGGAAAGTTGAGCGAATCCGTTATTGCCGCCACACTTGAAGTATGACAAATCTATTATGTCATATCTTCTGGTGAAAATCAATCAGGAGGTCTCCCAAATGTCAGAAATTGAAAAAATGCAAAAGTATATTCAAAAAGCTAACATAGACGCCAAAACGCTATGCCGCTATTCGCTAACACTAGCAGAGTTCATGGAGCTTTTGGAACAAGCAACAAAGCCCAGAGGGAACAACCTGGTTTTGGCATTTCATTACGGCATGGCAAAGGGCTACCATGCCGCAAAAGCGGAGGTAAAGCATGTCTAATGGGAAGAAAACATCAGGACTTAGCAGGACAAAGGTTTGGGCATCTCGTGGTTCTGGGGAGGACTGATGACCATGTGAACCCGAACGGGGATCGTGTTATCATGTATCGCTGCAAGTGTGATTCTGTATGGTTTGAAGAAGAAACCTGCGAATGTTCAAATCGGCTGGATAGTCCATCCGGATGGAACAGCCCACTTCGTTACGGCCCATATGGAGGGAATATAAATGGCAAACTATCAACAATATGAAACAGTTTTACTAAAGGACGGTCGAGAGGCTACCATTGTTGAAATTTTAGGTCCTGGGGCTTACATCGCAGACGTGGGGTCATCTCCGGAAGATTGGGACACAATCTGGCTTTTAAAAGACGATGAAATTGACCACAGCCTGTCCAAAAATGAGTGATAAGACAGAGGGGAATTACAAGTAAACAATTCATAGCGGAAAAGAGCTGACAGGAGTTTTCCTGCTGGCTCTTTTTCTATGCGAGGTGAAAAACATGATTGCATACTACGGCACGCGGATTTCTCCCCATATGACGGAGACGCTTGAGGGATTTTTAATCTGCCATGATGTGCCTATCAACCGCATTGGAGAGCAGGAGTACACAGCAAGAGAGCTGCAACTCGGAGGGGAACCGGACCGAGTGGTCATAGTACACCGGTATCCGGAGGATGTATTCGAGGACGCGGCGCTGGCTTCCTTTGAAGGCAAAGACGTGACGGCGGGGCACCCGCCGGAGAATGTGGGGCCGGAGAACTACGCGGCCTACTCCAAAGGACATGTGGAAAACGTGCGGCGCAGAGGCGATATGACCATTGCAGACTTGCACATCAAAGACGCGGGACTGATTTCCGACATTAAAAACGGCATTGTTCGGGAGGTATCCTGCGGCTATCTGTGCCAGTATGAGCCGGACGGCACCGGCTACAAACAAATTAAGATACGAGGCAACCATGTGGCGATTGTCCCCAGAGGACGCGCCGGGTCGACCGTATCCATAAAGGACGCCGCCCAGGAGGCGGAGAAAGGAAGAAGTACTATGAGCAAATTTAGCGAAGCTGTCCTGTCCGCCTTTGGTATGGCGGCCAAGGAGGCGAACCGGGACGAGCTACAGCAGCTTGTCGCCACCACGGCT